TAAAATCAAGTGGTGATCTATCAGTTGTTACTGAAGGATCAAAAGTTGATACTCTAGGTCTAAAATCTAAAGTATCTGTTGCTCTAATAGAACCTCCAATATTTGGAATATCTTTCGAAAATCTTTCACTATCATAACTATCTACTGTGAATACATCTCCAGTATCATTTGTAGGAACAGTATAATGATCGAAAACTATCATTAAACGTCTTGAGGGTTCTTTAGTGTTTTTGTTTCTTACAATTCTAGAATAATCATAATATTGATTTTTTTGTCCTCTGTTTAATTTAAATGACTGTGTTATATTACTATAATTTCCATTTGTTATAGAATCTATCTGAGTATTAATTTTAGATTCGTCAAAAGTTACTGACTCTCCAGGTGAAAATTTATTTTCATTTAAGTAAACTATTCCTAATTTGTTTGCACTTCCAGAAGATGGATTGGTAGTAGTATTATTAGTTACAACTCTAGCAATAGCATTACCTGAAGATCCTATAATATTTTCTCCAATTATTGCATTAGACCCAACATTTGAAATGATAGGGAATTCAATAATATCAAAAGATGGATCACTGCCATTTAATGATTCATAAACTGCAAGTACTTTTGAAACATCGGGATAATTTAAAGAAATATCTTCATCTTGAACTCTCAGTCCATAATATTCATTAAAGGTTAATCCGTCATTTTTGGAAGTTGCTGCAGTGCTTCCAGACTCTTTTAATTTTGATCTATTTACAAATAAAACAGTACTTCTAGAATAATTTTTTGTTTTACTTTGAATTCCTGTCTTAGATACAGTTACATTAACAACTGTGTCATTATTTGACTGTAAACTATCTAATCCAGATAGTGTTAAAATATTTCCGGTCAAGTTAAATGAATCTGAAGTGATAGTGCCAATACCACCTCCATTATAACCAACTGTATATCTTTCCTGATCAAAATTAACCCAACCAGCATCTGGTAGACCAGTAATATTATTAGTATTAAGTTCTAGTGTATTGTCTGAATTATCAACATCTTTACCCGTTAACTGGTCGATTAAAAATAGTTGTGAAGTGGAAAGATCAACTGCTGAAGCATTCTTCTCCGGCAAGGGTGCAAATAATGTTCCAGATCCTCTTACAATAGGTGCTCCTAAGAATCCGTTAACTTGAACTTCCGAACTTGGCAAACCACCTTCAAAAACTCCAAGAACACTTGCTATTCCGGAAACCTCAAATGATAGTGCATCTGCTGCAACACTAGATACTCTATTATAAGTTTCTGTAGATAAACCAGCTTGTTGATATCTAATTACAGTATCGGTATTAATTCCAACAAAAGTACGTCCGGGAGAAGTTACTGTACCAGTAGGACTGATTACTAATTGGGATACAGAACCGGGAAAACTGAACGATTCTAAAATTGAATCTGCTTTAAAATCATTAGTTCCACCAAAAGGTGTAGTCTGCTTTACAGATTTTATATTCTGAGTGTTATATGCACGAACTTCAGTCACAGATCTTGAAGATTCTATGCCATTGATTAATAAAATTTCACCTTTAGCAAACGTTCCGGAGGTTTGTCTCAATAAAATTTTATCAGATGCTCCATCTGCTGTTGCAAAACCACTAGCTCCTGTACTCTTTCCTTTGACAAAAAAGGATTCTTTTATTTCTGATGATGTAACAGAGTTATTTAAGGTCAATCTAGTATATGTTTGAATATCATATAATCTTAAATCCCAACTAGTGGTTGCATTAACATATGGAGCATCTGTCAAATTAAATGAATATACTCTAGCTTCCCCTATTTGACTTCCTAAACATCCAAATTGAGAATATAACGCAATTGTTTCTCTTACTTTTGCTAATCCAGTTACATTATTAACTCTTAATATATTTCCCATTTCAAATGGAACTGTAACATTCTTAATATCTTCAGTCTCTCTTGGTTTATCTATATCAACAATAGTAGTTGATACTTTTTCAATATCATATCCCTTGACATATGCTTTTCCTGGGGATATTTTTAATGCGGATAAATTATCTGAAGGAGTATTTCCATCATCAGTCTGTTCATTGGAAAAATATATTCCATCATTACCTAATCTATTATTTAATGACTCTTCCAAATCAAGATCAAACGAGTCTACAGTATAGTTTCCAGATTCATCAAAAGTTCTTTCGGCAAGATAATCTCTGATTAAATTATATTGAGTTTTTGTTGTTATTTTCTTAACTTTTCCATTTTTTAATCGCAATAACTCTACAAAATTAGTATCGTTAGAATCTGTTAATGTTCTTTTTGTGAGAGTTAACGTAATTTTTAATCTATCTGCACCTGGTGATGCATAATTTGAAAATCCTTTTGCATTATCAAACAGAGATTCATCCTCTTTTGCATTAATTAAGGATTCATTAATTTCCAATCCAACTCTATATGATGGAGTATTTGTATAAAAATCTAAAAGAATTGTTTGAGATATAACGTTTACAAAATATCCTCGTATAAAATAAACACCATCACCAATAGATGCTGAGGATCCTATTGCAGTTGAATCTGAGTTAATGCATGAAGCAAATGGAGTTCCTGAATTTATTGTTGTATTGCCATAAACTACATTTTTATTCGAAGTTAATAACTCTCCATCTTTAAATTGTGTAAATTCAGAATCATTATCAGATTCCAGATACTTTACATATAAAGTTATATTCTCTACATCATCACTTTCTGTTGGTAAGATTACTTTTTGAATTCTTGCACTAACTCCAGAAACTTGACCTGTTATTGTTTCTCCAACAAACTTGTCAATATATAACGACACATCAATGCCAAATTGTGTGGCATTTATCTTTACTGCATAAAACTGACCATCATATGAAATGTTTCCTGGGATAACAACTGATCCTTCTTTGAATATATGAGTTCCAAAATTCTCTACTTGATTCTGAAGAATAGACTGCAAAGTAGTCAGTTCTCTAGACTGAACTGGATATCCTGGTTTAAATAAAACTTTTAGAAAGTTTTTTGTAGGATCAAAATCGTCATAATATGGATTGACATTTAAATTTGTTTTTTGCGACATTTTTCTTTAGAATTCCAGAATAATTTTGATGTCTTCTTTTTGCCTAGAGTCTCTCGTTACAAGAGCACGATTATCAATGTAAATAATATCTCCTGTGTTTTTATTTATCTCTGGTTCAGCAACCCCTCCTGAGAAAGTTACTCCCAAACTTACTTGTTTAGATCCAATTGTTGTTGTAATTCCACTGAAATTTATATCAACTGATCCCGATATCGGGGTAATTGTATTTGTTGTTGAGGCAAAACTTACAACGTTTGATTTTGCAGTAACGTCATTTCGGTCAGTTTGATCTAGAGTGTTTCCAAAATTCAAAGATCTATCTTGATAATATTTCAAAACTCTTGTTTCTGTGTCGTATGATGCAATATATCCTCTGGCAACTCCATTACTAGTAGATTGAGTGATTGCTGCACCAACAGTAGGAGATCCACTAAAAGATGAATCTAATTTAATAGATCCTAATGAAGAATACTCATTTCCTGTAAAAATTGTTCCTGCTGAACTAAATTTTTCTGGATTTTTAATAATTCCAACTTGAGAGAATTTAGTATCAGTTGGAAAATCTTTAGTAGAATCATCAAATCTAGAATAAACTAAAACCTTATCAGCACCTAATTCAGTGTATACATCATAACCATGACCTCTGGAAGGAGGAATAATTGGAATCAATTTTGCTGGATTTGAAATAGTATCAGTTTCTGCGTGTCCAAAATCAACAATACCAAAAGTATATCCACTACCACCAGAAACAACGGTTGCCTTGGTAATATTTGCAGAACTATTAACTTCAATATTTACCTTTGCTCCAGACCCATCTCCTTTAATATCATAAGTTCCTGCAGCATATATGCCACTACCACCATTCTCAATATATACAGTTTTTATTTGATTATTGTTTACATTTGAATCTCCAGCATCTCTTACACTTTGAACTTCAAAGTCAGTAGATGTTTCCCAGTTGTTTGGAAGAACAACATATTCTGTCGAATCAAATTTAACAATATCACTAGGAGATATAGTAAACAAATATTTCCAAATATATCCATCTCCACTAGTTCCTGCAGCAGATGGTTCTAAATCTGTAAAGGTTGGTTCATCTTGAGATGTATTTCCATTTACATTAGATACTCCTCCAATATCACCATGAGATCCATTATAAAGGCAGATATAAACTTTAAACTCACTATTTACGACATAGTAATTTGTATCGTAGAGTCTTGCACTCTGAGCATTAGGAGATAGATTAAAAACACTATAATCATGACGATACATATCATACTTAGTGTTTGAAGTCCAAGAAACTTTTCTTACTATCCTTCTAACATTAGAAGTGTTTAGTTTTTTACCAAACAGTGAAGTGTTTCTATAATGACTCAAATATTGTTGATTGTCAACAGGATTTGGAACAGAAGCACCATCTTCCCATGTAGAAGTTCTACCAAATCCCACAGGACTACTTGATGATCCCGGATTTGATAATCCTAGAAAAACATAATATGAATTATTAATATCCAATATAGAATTTACAAAATTATTAGCATTCGCAATTCTAAATTGGTCTGTTACTATAGCAGCCATATTACACAGTTTTTAGATATTTATATCGTTTAGTTTAGTATTTCTGGAAGTGCACCAGTTTGTCTGAGTCCCTCACCCCTTCTTTGAATTGTCGGGAAAGTTGATAATCCAACATCAACTGTTTTTCCAGAAACTTGAATGGAAATTGGAGAAGATGATCTTGAAACATTTTGGAATAATCCCCAAGAGAATTTACCAACCATATCTCCACTAGTAGACAATCCAGTAGTATCAGTTCCAGAATGAATATCGCATGTGATAATTCCAACAGAACCAGATACACTTATAGCTCCAACTTTGTAAATATTATCCAAAAATGTTGTTCCGATACCAATAGAATTTGGAGGACTATCTATTGATGTTACTCCATTTCCAATTGTGGTGTTTTTAATAAGTATTGGGAATCCAACATCTAAAGTATTAGAACCACTATTGAAGATATTTGGAGATACGTCAAGTGTAAATTTAAGTGCTAATGGATTTCCTCCGTTTCCTGTAGTTGTTCCAATTCCAGTAATAGTTCCAGAGAACCCTTTTATATTTTCAATTTTATTCAAACTTTCGAAATTTGTGTTTGCAATTGGTGCAATAGTTTTTGGTGCTACTGTATATCCAAATCCAGGATTTGTTATTGTGGTTGCCGTAATTACTCCATTAGTAATAGTTGCTGTTGCAGTAGCAGTTGTTCCTACACCCACATTTTGCGAATCATCGATCTGTAGAGGATTTTGGAATTTGATATCAACAGTAGATCCAACATATCCACTTCCACCGTTGGCAATAGTAAGGGAAGAGATAGTTCCACCAGCACCTATTGTTGCAGTTATATTTGCTGGAGATGGATCTACTTTACCATCAACAATGATTGCATTAAACTCATATGGTCCATTTCCAAGATTGTAATTAAAATTACTTACATCATCAACAAAAATTTCTGTATCAGAATTCTGAACATTTTTAATAATTTTTGCAGTTGGATAAATCTGAGAAATTGTGGACTGTCTCTTTTTGGAGATAAATTCACCATTAATTACTTTATCAGTTTTTTGTTTAGTCCAGGACATTGGTTTGAAATTAACCTCATCAATTCCCTGATCAACATATAAACTGGTTTCAAATTTATCCGAACTTGAAATATCAAAAATAGTTCTTTGATTTTGTGTCTCTGTTTCGGAAATAGTATCATTTTTATAGACTCTAACAAGATCACCTTTCTCTAGAGTCGGAATAATATTATTTACTTGAAGATCATCAACTCCTCTTGTTCCTCTATAGTAGAAAATATCAATATTATCATCCGATTTGGGTGGAACACTAAATGCGAATGATGTTCCTCCATCAAACACATAAGATTCTCCAGGTTCTTGAAGAACTCCATTAATGAATATTAATAGACCATTTTGCAATTCTATCGGGGAATCTTCAGGTTTTTGGAAACTTAATAATGACCCATTATAGAATATTGGGAATCTTATTCTAAATCCATCTTGGAAATTTTTAATAGAGTCAATATAATCAAGTTCTCCAAATTGCCAAGAAGCAAAATTATCATTAAATACTTCTAATACTGTCAATTCATATTCAGATAATGGAGACGTTAAACCTGCAGCAGTCACAAGTCCAACAGGTTTAAATACATCACCTTTTCTAAATGAGTATCCACTTCTTGCAATAGAAAAATTATTTACAGAATGATATGTTGATCCAATACCTGTGGTTGAACTTTCTCCAACGTCTATAGTAAGTAATAATCCAGTTCCAGTATCTGTTGTTGCTCCTAATCCAATTCTAGAAACACCAACAACTTCAAGATTTTCATATGATGGTTCAGAAACTAATATTTGAGTTTGATTAGAATATCCGGTTCCACCATCTGTCACATTAAATGTTAATGTTCCTCCAGTTCCTACAGGAGAAGCAGTTATTATTGCACCAGATCCAGATCCAGTTGGATCAATGGCAGAAACTCCAATTGATACTATAGAATTGTATCCAGATCCAACATTATCAGTAGTGCCAATACCAATACTATTTTGAATGACACCACCATTTATAATTGCGGTAACTGCTGCACCGGCAAGTGGTGCATATCCTTCACCTCCAGTAGATCCAAGAGAAACTATAACTCCACCTCTAGGAATTTGATTTTGATTAACGTCGGATTCTGATACTAAAATACTAGTTGGATCAGAAATATCTGTTCTAATTCCACTAAACACAATAGTTGAAATTCCTGTTGGGGAAATCTGCTCAATAATACTGAAATTTTTTGATGGATTATTTTGAGTTGTTGGAGTTTGGAAAATTCCATTGATAAACACAACTCCGTTTCCTCCAGTTGTTCCAATTCCGGCAGTATTTGCTCCACCAACTGTTAACGTAAAAGTTCTACCAATTCCAGTAAACTCGTCGGAAATGTCATCAAAAATTTCATTTGTAGTATAATCTGATCTGAGAAATACTCTTCCAGTAAAATCAGAAGTTTGGAATTCTAAATTACCTTCAGTTTTAGTAATATTTGAATTTCCTCTAGGTGCATTTGTAAAGAAAATACTATCCCCAACAATATTATAAGATCCTCTGTATATTCTTGTTAAAGATGAATCATTGTGCGATGTTGCAGATGATCCAACATGTCCACGTTCAACTTGAACTATTGTGGACGATCCTAAACCAGTTATTGGTCCACTTGAAGTTGTTCCAAATCCAACATTAATAATCTTCATGTATTCATCTTCAATTTCCAATATATCACCTGGTGATATTGATGAAATTCCACTTAAAGCAAAAATGGTGTCTGTAGTAGAAATACTTCCACCATTTCCAGACAATGTTTGAGAAATTTTAGTAAAAGCAATGGGATACTGAGCAATATTATCTAGAGTAATGAGTGCTTTTTCATTTCTCTTTGCCATTGCAAATTCATGAACGTTTCCACTACCCAAATCGGTGAAGGTGACAGCAGTTCCAGATCTAACAGTCGATATTGAGAAAGTATCATCATTATCGACAATAGCAAAAACTTGTGTTGGAAGATTTCCAACTATAGAACCCACCTTAAAAGTCATCGGAGAAGATGCTACACCAACAAATGATGATCTTGGAGTGTATATTAATTCTTCACCATTACTAAAGAAATGATTCCTAATTGAGAACTTACCAGTAGATTGATTAAGAGTGTTTGTATCTGCAGGATTGAACTTTTTAGCAAAGATTGGAGTTTGATTTGATCGTAATACAAAATTATCTTTATCAATGCGATTTCCATTTATTGCAAGATAACGATCAGTATTTACTACTTCAATCGATGTGCCATATAAAAGATCTGGTGCTTGATTTAAAATATCAACTTCTGAATACAAACATTCATTAAATGATTTGATTTCTAAATCACCATTAAAATTAGAATCTGGATAGAATTTTAATAATACGTCATCTCCCTGATATTCTCCACCAAATGTTCCAATACCAATTGCAGTATCAAACGTTCCTATACCAGATGATGAAAGGAATGGCAATTGCTGTACGTAAATGTCACTTCCATCTTGAACCATCATTATCTGTTGAACTGATTTAGTGGTTCCAATTCCAACTTCAACTAAAGATCTGGAGGCATCAAATAGATTTTTATCTAAAGTTAAAAATGAAGTAGATAATCCAGAAGTTGTTGAAGAGAAACTTGATTCATAAATTGCGGATCTTTCATTACCTTCAGGTTGACTTGATAAAATATATCTAAAAGTTCCAACACCAACGGTAGTTGTTCCAAATCCCACAATTCTTGTTTTTACGACTAAATCTTCACTAGATTCATTTTCATAAGTCAAATTAACAGTGCCAGATGTTATGTACGCATCAAAAGATCCTAAAAGATTTGATGATCTGGAAACTTCTTCAGTATCAAAATAGAATTCTGCAGTGTTTATATCAGTTCCATTGTGCGTAAGATACACTTCAACAAAATTTGTTTCGTTAGATGATTCTTTGTATACCTGAGCATTTATGTGTAATGATTCGAATTTATCAGTAGCAAAACCAATAACAACACTTGAGGTTCCAATAGAAACTTCTTGACTGCGAGATGTTAAATCAATAAACCCGATAGATGTTGTTCCTACACCAACTACTTGATTATTAAACTTTTTATCAATATATTTTATATCATACTCAGTATCAAATGGATCTTTAGGAGTAAATCTAATATAAGTATCTCCAAATTCATCATCTTCTAGTGAAAAATTGCCATGTTGTTCTTCATCTACATTTAATTCGGATCCCACATTAGATAATGACTGTTTTTCTAAAATGCCAATATTTCCACTTATGGAATTTTTTATAAAAATTAAACTTGTTAATTGAACTTGATTTTTTCCACTTACATCAGATACTTTGAAGAGGTAATTGTTATAAGATATAGAATCATCAATTTTAAGCAAATCCTTAAATTCAAATGGTTCATCTTCAGAATTGGAGAATTGATCTTTAATGTTATCTATTTTCAAAACAACATTTGATCTAGACTCATTAAAATTAGTTAAATTCTTATTTTTTAATTTTATAAATTTGGATTTTTCATTAAAAAGATCTATATCTACATCTTTTACAAAATCAAATATATTAATAGTGTCAACTCTATTTTCTGAAATGTAATCTTTAATTATTGTAGTTACATCAGAAGTAGTTTTAATTCCAATTTTTTCATCTTCATCAGACATCACTATAGTGTCTGAGAAGTTTTTGATTCCTATTGAGTGAACTAAACTATTAACAGGTGTTCTGATATCAATCCATTGCTGCTTACTATTAATAGAATATGATAAATTTTGATAATAATCATTATCAGCAAGAACTTGATAATCTTCACTTAATTTTCCGGTTTCATTATCCCAACCTTCATCTTTTCTATTTGAAAACTTAATTTCATAGAATCCATCATATTTTTCTATAGATTCTATGGTGGCAATATTTCCTGAAGTTTTTCCTTCAATTTTTTCATTAATAGAAAGATCATAAGATCCAAATACTTTAAGAGATCCAGATACATCACTTGCAGTGACTTGTAAATCAATTTCTTCACCATCAATGATTAATTTTTCTCCAACTTCAAAAATTGATGGTAGTAATGAAATTGAGAATGTTGGATAATCATCTCTGGATACAATTGTTCCGAAAGAATCTTGAATTGTTTTTGCAATTCCAGTATTTGTTCCCAATCCAGAAATACTAATAGTTACCTGATCATCATTAAGACCTGGTGTAAATTTATCCTCATATTTTGTTACGGTAAAGAATTTATATCCATAATCACTAGAATTAAATCCACTACCACCTGTTCCTAATTTTTCAATTCCCTCAACAAAAACTTCCTCATTTTCAACAAAAACATCTGTAGAAAATCCTGAAGTTGGTGTAGTTAAAATGCACGTAAAAATACCACTATTTGATGACTGAACTTGCTTAACACTAATTCCATTTGTATTATTGATGGTAAAAAGTTCTGCAGACTGATCAGATATGCCCTTTGGACTAACATCAATTTTCAATTCTCCAATAGAATTCCCAGTTAATACTGGAATGATTAAACCATTATCTAATACCTCTCCAGTGTTATTATTAACAATAACTACTTGAGGTGCATTCACATATCCTGATCCGCCATTGGTTATAGTTGCAATTCCGATGGTGTTTGAATCTTTTAACTCAATTTTAGGTGATATGAAAGCTTCTGGTTGCAAAGTTCTATCTGAAGAATATTCAAATCCTTCATTAATAATTCTAGTATCATTAATTGAACCAATATCATTAGAACTCAGAGAAACAAATAAATTTTCACCAGATGCTGAGGTTACATCAGAAAGGAAAGGCAATTTTTTATACCCAGAACCTCCGGATAATAAATTAATATCATTTACAGGTCCAGATACATTTAATGAAGTAGTGGTATATTCTAACTTATCACATTCTGTAGGTGTATATGATAGTTTTTCTGGAACTTTTTGTAAAGAAATTTGGAAAGTTGTAGAACCTACACCAAAAGTAGTATAAGTTTGATTGTAAAGACTATCTACAAATAAAATTTCCGAATAATTATTTACTGTTTTATCCGAAGAACTAATATATCCTGCATTTTCTAAAGTATAGTAAAGTTTTTGTGGTAATTTTGAACTATTTTTAATAGTAAATGTTGCGTTGGCAGATCCGATTGTTCCAGAACTTTCTAAATTAAAAGTATCTGTAGATCCAGTAGATACAAATTCATTATTAAAATTCTGATCATAAAATATTTTAAATGAATAACCAGATAAAGAAGAATCTGAAAGATCAAAGACAAGATTATTATTTTTTACGGATTCTATTTTGGGATTAATTTTAGTAATTGTTTGAGATGCACCTCCAGTAGATCCAAAACTTACAATTACTGGAGGATTGCTAGTAGTATTAACTAAGGTTTCACATAATTGAATTCTATCTCCACCCCACTTGTAAACATAGTATGCACCAGTCTGTAATCCAGATATTGGCACATCAGCATCATAATATACTTTATCACCAGTATTAAAATCATTGGAAGGAATAAGAATTGTACTATTGCCACCAAGAACAAAATTAATATCTCTGACTGATGAAGAAGAGAATCCTACTGGATTAATTTGAATATTTCCTGTAAGAGAATTTCTAGTTACATTGACGGTACTTGAAGTTCCTATTCCAACAGAAAGACTTGGTTTTACATTTAGAGTAATTTCATCTCCATCAATTAATTCATGTGCTGTTGAGATTGAAACATTAGATACAATTTTACGAAGTGCACCATAACTATGTTGATATGAAGCTTCAAAGAAATAATTATCTGCATTATCACCATTGTTTATGAAGTAAACTTCATCTGAAAGAATGGTAGTTTTTATTCCTATTGTACTTGGTGATTTATTAACAACATATAGTACTGTCGGCAAATTGAATGGAGTTCCTGTTGGTGAAGTGGAAATAGAAATATTTCCGTTTCCATTTTTATTGAATGAAATTCTTTGATTAGTTTCAAATGGATGATTATCAAGACTAATTCTTTGTGTTGGGATGGATCCTGTAATAGTTTCCTGTCCAAAAGTAAATGATGTAGAATATCCAACACCAGAAGTAGTTCCTACCCCAACAGATTCAGTTGGATTGAAATACACAACATCATTAAGCTTTGAATCAAAATAATCAATTTTTTGATTTATTAAGAATGTTTTTGTTTTAAAAGATACTGCTGTTCCAACAGTATGTGAAATTCCAGAATCACCTCTTTCTACTCTGAGAATATTCTTATCATCATATATGTTTAAAATCTTTAAAGTTTCTGTTCCAATACCTACATCACTATTGACTAAAACTCCGGAAGGTATTTCTGTTACATAAATTTCAGTAGTTGATTCTCCAGATCCAGCAATTTGTGTGGTCAGTCCGACATTGGGAATAGGTGGAACTTCAATCTTAAAATAATTATTTAATTTAGAGGTTAGAGGATCATTATCTATAACAGAGTCAGTGGCAACTCCAGTTAAAGCATTGGCAGGTTGTGGAGTGTTTTTAAATATTTCACTTATTACAATATAATCACCATCAAAAAATACATCTGAGTCACTACCTAATTGAGAAGTAACTTCTACTTTTCCATCATTTCTCCATACAAATTTTCCTTGATCTAATACCACAGAAGTATTAATATCATTAATAGTTTTGCCTTTTAATGAAGATACATTAGCAGAAATTCCTCCACCATTTGTATTAGTATTATCAAAAATTAAATTATCATTTATTTTATAATTTTCTCCAGAATTAACAACTTCTATGGAAGAAACAGATCCCTGTTTAACAGATTCTATAGAAATTTTTTGTCTTTTAATTTCATTACTTTCAATAATAAAATCATTATCTGCATTCGATTCTGAAATCTTATATGGTAAAGTATTTCTAGAAAGAGATGAATTATTAAAATCAAATGTTTGATCTAAAGTTTTATTTTCATCTATAGTATTTGATCTAAAAGTATTTCCAACAAAATATGGAAATTCTGGATTACCACTAGAATCAATTGTTGCATAATATGCATATACCCCATTTGGGAAATCTTTAGTCTTTGCAAATCTTCCATTATTTCTATCAAGATCGCCATTTTGACTATCATACTTATAGTCTTCAATAAAAGATCCTAAAGGAAATACTGTTTCTGACGGTCTATCTAAAATATTGGATATACTTTTTGTATATCCTGTTGTCATAGTTTTAATTCCAGAATTTATATTTTCCGGATCTGGTAATGAATATGATCCATATATTGGATTTCCATCATATGCCCATCCAATAATTTCCGATAAATCATTTCCATCATCATTGAAAGATGATCTTAAGATATCAAAATATCCTGATACTGAATATGTGAGTTCACCATCTTCATCACTTAATATTTCATTTTGTTGTGTAGGTAGTTTTTCAACTTGATTTATTGTTAGAGACCTTATAGACGAATCTAAAATTGCATCCTTTCCGGATGGAACAATTTGAATAGAACTTGATGTAGAATATCCAATTCCTGCATTAAGTATTTTTACATCACTAATTTTTTCATTAGAAATCACTGCCCTTAACTGAGCACCAGTTCCAGATCCTGTTGGATCAAAAACTACTAAATCTGGGACTGAAAAATATTCAGATCCTCCAAATTGTAAATTAATTTCATTTATAGATCCATTTACTATGATTGGTTTTACAGAACCTTCTTTTCCTGTTTTGAAAGTCAAAGATGGTTTTTTCTCAAGATTTAAAATATCTGAACCATATTTGGTTCCCTGTTCATAGACATAAACTTGTTCAATACTTCCCTTGATAATAGGTGTGGCAATTAAAGATTGAATTTGTGTTGTTGTTCCCAATCCAACAGATGTAAATTCTACAGATACTTGTATATCAGGATATTTAAACTGATGGAAACCAGTTCCAACAGATGTTAACGTTACAAACTTGTTCTGCTCATAATTTGTTGCAATTGTTCCTCCAATGCCAGCATCAGATAATCTAAAAGAATCGTCGTTATTTTTTAGAATATAATATTGATTAGTTGTTGTTAAACCAGATATAGATGTTTCTGTTGGGGAATATTCGACTATTTCACCATCAGAAAATCCATGGTCTACAAAATTAATCAAGTCATTAGATGTAGAAATTCCCGAGGGTTTCACTAAAAGTTTTCTATTTGTAAATTTTCCTCCATCTAAAACTTTTATTTCAGAAATTGTTTTACTTGCTTTTAAAGTTTCAAATTTTTGAATGCCGGTCAAGGATGACGATTCAAAAGAAATTGTGTTTATTCCTGATTGAAAATCTGCAAACGTATCAAATAATTTAATAGTAGTATTGTTATCTACTTTTGCAAAATAATTGGAATTATCAATCAGTGTAGATACACCTAATCCAATAGTAATATTATCATTATCATTATTTCTATATGTAATTTCTTCACCATTGACAAAATTATGATTTGTTAAAAATGTAATTTGCGAAGTAGTTGTGCTAATTCCACCTCCATTGGTTGTTCTTCTTGCATCAAATAATACTTCTCTTCTTCTAACATTAAGTATGGGTTCAAATGATCCTCCGGACGCATTTCCTCCAGTAGCATTGATTGACAATACCTCTTTGATATCAAATTCTTGATTGTCAATAAAAATATTTTCAATAGATCCAGTAACTACCGGTTGAACTAACGCAGTTGTTCCAATTCCGGCAGAAACTTGAATGAATGGTGGACTAATAACATCAAAATCAGATCCTCCATTTAAGACTTTAATTTTCTCAAGAGGTCCAAAATAAATTTTATCAAAGGTCTTATAGTTTGATATCTCCACACCATTAATCAACAATCCAACTTTTCCTGGAACTGTTAATTCTCCATTTCCATTTTTAATATTTGGATTTAGTGTAAATTTCTTTAAAACTTTTTTCGGATTTATTGTTTCAGATTTTTGCGAATATGAAATAAAACTATGAGTTTCCAAAGTAGAAGTTGAAGATTCAAATTGAAGACTATTTGAATCCAAATTCAAGAAACTTGATGATGTAAAAAGTTTTATCTTTTTTGGATTAGTAGATGAAACTTTTACATAATAAGACCCTTCCGATAGTCCTATGAGAGGTGCCCCAGATGCTTTATATTCAATTTTTTCACCATTTATGAAGGGAACATTACTATCAAACAGAATAGAGGTATAGAGACCCGTTGAGGGGTCTAAATCCTGAAGACTTCCCGAACTAGATGAAATTGATACTTTATTTAATTCTTTGGATATTTGATATGTGTAAAAATTAGCAAATCCATTTCCCCAAGAAGGAATGGAATTTGACGCTACATATGCAAAATTATCTGTATCAAAATAAACATTTTGAACGTCAGAAATAATAGAATCATTTCCATACTTAAAATTAACTATGGAACTATTTCCCTTATTAATTTTTCTCCTCAATTTATAATTAGAACTTGAATTTGGAGAAAACGAACTTAAATTTGCTATATTTACAGATTTAGATCCAAAAGGTATATCAGAACTAATATATGGCAAGTCTGAAGTTGATGTTGGATAGACAACTATATTAGTTAAAACATCGACAAATTCTACAAGGTCTCCTTTTTTGAATTGAGATCTATCGATTGATGTTTTTAAAGAAACTATCGCACCATTAAAGTTGTCTATATCTACAGAAGAACTGGTATTATAGATCCAAGAATTTGAAAATATTTCTTTATATGTTTTATTCTGTTGCGGATTTTTAACTAAAGAACCGACATTTTTAACTGTTATAATTTGACCTTCATCAACAGAAACAAAGTTTGATCTCTGAACAAAATTTGATAATACTCCGGTCAATCTAAGAACTACTTTATTTTCAACATTTCCATTTTCATATGAAAAATAAGTATCATCTGAAAATATGTTGTCAGTAGCTACGATATTTTCTTCAATTCCAGAACATCCTAGAAACTGATTGATACTCTTATCACTATAAGTAATAATATTATTACCAGAATATACTGTTCCTGTCTGTGCAAATCCAATTGTCGAATCTACTGATATTACAGATGATCCGGAATTTACATTTTCAAGAACTTTGGAACTAGGAGTAATTTTAAAATTGCCTTTTACATTACTATTATCACCATATCCGACAAATAATCCTATTTTAAAATATTGTTTCTGATTTCTTGTAAATGATTCAACAGAAGATATCGAAGCATTTGTTTCAGAATCCGTAGTTTTAATTAGAGTTTGTCCAATTATTTTTGTTGGATCACCACTTATTACCTCTGCTACACATATCTCTCTCCTAACAAATTCGGCATCTGAAGGTTTAATTAAATAATCTTCAAGATTAATTATTCTAGGAGTTTCTCCATATAGCACATTGAATAAAATTCTAAATGAATCATCAGTTCCTTTTGATTCATAAAAAGATCTAGACTCTTTTATAAAGTTTCCAGCGTTAATTTTTGAATTGAATACTCTATCTTCGAATCCTGGTGCATATGTAAATTTAAGTTTTTTATAGAACTCATTTAAAAATAAAGAACTTAAATTTTGTATGTTTGATTCTGATGTGTGAGATGTAGATGTTGTTGTGGAAAATACTAATTCTTCCTCATTCAAATCTTGATGATAACTAGTAATACCACTAAATCCACGAACACATCCAGTGAAAGTATTTGTAGTAAGTCCGGTATATGTAATGATTTCATCATCAATCTTTAACAAACCATATTGATTTGGAAATCCTTTAGTGCTAGAAACCGAAATGACATCAACATTGGCATTAATATCTGTAGATAGAGTTGTTGACCCTACAACAACTTCTGGAGTGAGATTATCTAATTTTAAATATTGATCTAAATTTTCTACAATATCAACTGGACCTCCCTGATATTCTTGAGAGATATAATATTGCTTTAAAAAATCAACAGCCTTTGGACTTTCATCCAAGACAAACTCTGGTAATTGGTTTGAAATTATATCCTGAATCTTGATTCTAGATTCAATTCCAGTTTGTATCATATTACTCTCTAATTAAACTTCCGTTAGAATAACTTGATGTGTAGAAATCTCTACTAAAGACAGTGCCAGATATTTCATCTCCAGATGAAATAACATCTTTAATCATATTTATTTGAGTTTTTGCAAGATCAAAATTCAAATAAAGATCTCTTAAACCAACCACATCGTTGGATTCTGGAAAAGCTTGTATTTCTATAACATTATTTGGTCTTACAGTTGAAACTATATTCACTGTTCCTAAATTAATTTCACCTTTTATATAATCAACTATTCCTGCAGATTTAGCAACAACTCTTACAGATCCATCTGGTAGGTTTTTGACAATGGATACAATTCCTGTTTTTTTATCTGCGTTTGGAACATCAGTTAGATAAACAATATCACTTTCTCCATCAACTCTAAATCCTGTAGATTTAATATTCCTACCTTCTTCAGAAACATGAAATTGATTTCCAAAACACAATTCATACTGTGCAAATTGATTTAATAAAGCAAATAAATTTCTTCTTATTTTCACTCTTGTAATATTGGATGTAATTGCAGTATCCGTATCATCAATTGTTCGAAGAACTTTACTATATCTAAATCTACCTCCAAATTTATTTAAATCCGTCGATTGTGAGTAGTTTGTAAGTGAATTTGATATTTTTGTTTTTAAATCACTTGCCGTTGATATCATAGAATCATTGTAATAAACAAATGAATCTAATTCAACATATAGAAGTTTTAAATCTACAATTTTTTGATTAATACCCGAGATTGAATATTGCTTTAATTGTGATAAAATTCTTGTTTTATTAAAATCAGATATCAAGAAACCATTTTTTGGTTTGATAGAAATTTTTACTGTTCCAAACTCTGGAGGATCTAACTCTTCTCCACCAACAACAGATACGGATTCTGTATCAGGATATATTGTTTTTATGATCGATTCGTAATCACGTCCAGTGACTGCCCTGTTCTGTGCAGAATATATTCTAGGAGCAAAATATTTGATAGAATCTACAGACTCTATGTCTCCACCATTGACAGACTTTCGTGTTGTTGTAATTGAAAGTGGTTGTGGAATAACAGTATTTCCATCACTATTAACTATTTTTCCGGAGAATGAGAATCTGGCAGCATCATTTCCTTCTTTTCCATCTGTAACAAGATAGTCTACTGTAATAATCTGACCACTTTCTAATTTTTTTCCTATTAATCCATCACCAAATAATAATTCATATTTTTCATCTTGTATTTCTTGAAGTAAGAATATGTAAGATGATTCGGTAACATTTGCAATATTATCAATTAACTTATATTCTAGACCTAATCCAGGATCACCCTCACTCTTTACATATACTTTTATAGTAGATGTGTCTATAAAAGAATTATTAAGTACGAATCTTTGATCCAATGAAGAATCTACTACAAATTGTTTAGTGAGAAATGTTCCTTGTGATATCTCAATATTATCAAAAGCAGCTGTTCTTTTGTTTACAGGAGTTCCATCACTATTAAAATCTGTTATGATTGTAGGTTTTTGTATATCCTCTAATATTGAAAATGTGTAAGAGCTATCATTAGAACTTCCTACACAGACCAATCCTTTTTTTAATACTAACGTAGAAGTTTCGGTTCCTTCAACCTCCACTGAAAAACTTACAGATGCCTTTGCAGCAGTCCTAGAACGGGGAACGTACCCAATGTTCCTTGCAAGGGATACAACGTTCTCACGGAGGGTTGCAGAGTCCAAGAAGGACTCATTTACAACCATATTTGAATTGAATGCGGTTATATATGTGTTATATGCAAGAGTATCAATTAATACTGAAAAGTTGGAACCTTCGAAATCAAATCCAGAAAAATCAGAATTTGCACGAAGATAACTTTTAATTGATTCTTTTATCTGATCGAAATCAAGATCTGTAAATTTTGTAAAAGGCATATTACCTGGTTGCCTCTAATAGGAAAGAATATTCTTGTGTCGGAAACTCCTGTCCGATAATATCAAAAATAACAGAAACCTCGAATTGATTGATATCTGGGAATGGTCTAACTGATACTTTTAAATTATCAACTCTTGATTCGAAATTTTCTATTGAAGTTAAAATTTGATCCTGAATTACTGATGCTGTACCAAAATCAACAAATTCAAATAAACTTCTCCTAATATCAGTTCCGAATAATGAGTTAAAAAACTTTTCGGTAGGTATCGTCTGGACAATATTTCTCACAGACCTACGAATTGCCGCCTCATTTTTGAGGACGGGTAGGTCTTTTGTAACAGGATGTGGATTAAAAGACAAACTAATGTCTTTAAATGCTCTAGATATCCTCCGAATTGCCATTTTGACTAGAGTTTTCTGACTTTATTTATACCTTATTCCTTAAGATGTTTCTTTCCACCCTCTAAATCGTCGTGCATTATCTCTTGAAGCACCTTTTCTTCATTTTTTTGGTTCTCTTGATGTATTTGATCTAGTGTTGAACCATAATCTGTGGTCAAACTTGCCGTTCCCCACACTCTTTTCATGTAATTTGCGTCTCTATCAACTAAAGAGTTACCCATTTTGCTCCTAAATCGTAAAATATTATTTATTTTCATCCTCTTCGGATGTTTCCTCACGTTCTTTTGCCGTTTTCCAGAAATATTCGTCTTCACGACCCATTCCAAGTCGTTCAAAACCGTTTTCAACTTGATAATATTGAGTGGAAACTTTAAAATCGGGCATTTTTGGTTCAACAGGAGTCAAACTATTGTCAAAAATACGTAATCTATTGTTAGGATATAGTGCATACTGACCATTTTCAAGTTCAATCAGGTTATGTGACTTATGTTCGGCAGGATTTTCGCTAGTAGCATAGTCAACATAGTCTGGATCATGATGATAATTGTCAATAGTGCAAACATAAGTGCCCTTTACGTTACCAAAGTCCCGTGTATAGCACTCAAAATCCATAGAACCGATAAATTTCTTATCCACCGAGACAACTCCGTAGTCCATACAGTTCCAAAACTGAAGGTTTGGTAAATCCATGTCCGGTGATGGGGTTTCAGGGTCTGCTACAAAGGCACTAATCGGCAGTTTATCGTACATTGCCGCATATTCTGGTAAGTAGGTCTCAAAATAAAAAGCACGTCCAGGAATCGATTTAACCGATACCCAGACGCCCTTTACAAATTCACCGTGCCCACTCTGATGATCCGTTAGATACTCTTTACGAACCCATACTTCCATTGAGGGAAGATTTGCTATCAGACATGCCATATGACTTAATATTAGTTAATGTATATATCAACGTCCTTGTCCACGATACATTTTTTTCTTTCCATTACGAGAAGTTGCTGCATACTTTGTGTGCTTACCCGAGCCCTGCCGAGTTTTCTTCGGATTTCCGGGCATAAACCCGTCTTTGTAGATACCAGTCTTTGAACGTACTGCCATGATGTCTCCTTAAATTTCAATGATTTTTGTTTCTAGATCTTGTGGTCTTGGAAAACCTTTCTGATAAAAATCTATCGAAAGGTCTTCCATAGCATCAAAATATTCGTCTTGTGTCAAATTTTCATACAGAACTTCTCCTTTATGGAGAATTGTATATCTTGTCTGACTCATCAGATCACTCTTGTTTTTTCGTGACCTACTCTAATACGAGGATCGCACCAGATTTCAAAACCTGCTTCGATAGCATCGAGACAGAATGATACATCTTCTCCACACATGTCCTGTACCTCTCCAGACTCAAAGATCTGCATCTTTGGTGCAAACCATGGATACTTCATATCAGAGTGCTCAAAGACTCCGTGCTTGATGAGTAACCATCCAAAACCTGCATAGTCCACGGTGAATGGTTTGCGACGCTTTGAGATGCTCTCCCCGGTCTCATGATTCATAACACCTCCATTATTACGGAAGTCATCTTCTTCCATCCAATGTGCTACACTCGTTGTTTTACCGTCTTCCGTCATATACCATCCACTAGCAATGTCCTGATCCATCAGAACCAATTGCCAAAATTTTTCGGAATTAAACACAATGTCACTATCAATCCATAACTGATAATCATAGTGTAACTTTCCGTCCCAGGGAACCTGATCCGGTCCTCGCAGTACATTCGCACCAAGACACTTACATCTTGCGAAGTTTACCATTGATGAATAATCTTGCGAGATCTGGATGCTTGCTCCTGCCTGTACCAGATCAAAACAAAGTTGTACAAAATTTTTGAGATATGTATAAGATACTCCTCTACCTGGCAAACAAAAGACAATGGTTTTGCCTTTCACCATTTCCTTTGCCTTATCATAGTCCCACTCTTTGGTGGTCTCGGTTGGTTTGGGTGTTTTTGCTTTAACAGTAAATCCTTTAGCCATAACTGTAAGTAACTACATCAATATCATAACACTCTATCTATGCCTCGTCAAGACCTCGGTATTGCGTATTTCAGGACTCTTCGAGATCTCTGATTATAATACAGTCGTTCTCAACTTCGATATTCACATCTACTCCCTCGTACCATCCCTTCTCATCACATATCCACTCTGGGATAGTTAGATAGTGCTCTCCGGTCACTGGGTCGATCTCTATGGTCGTAAAATTTTCTGCGGGATTTTTTTGCATATCTTTGAATCCTGGTGTCGTTTTTTATATATGAAAAAATTTTTTTATTAAAGAGAAATAACGAAGTCGATCTGGGTCGTTTATAGCTTGGAGGGACCCATCGATTTTATATACGGGGGGGGGCACGGCGAACCATAAAGAAGGGGGGACGGACCCCCCCCACTGCTGATTCACGAACGCATGATCATGCTGTCTGAGTGACAAAGTTGGTTCCTGATGATCTGTTGGTTCTGCAACGGTTCCCCTTTGTCTGAGTCATGATCAGTTCTGATTTGCGGGGACCTTTGACGGGGAGACGGGTGACCTTGAATTTACCGGATGCGATTGCTGCGTTGAGTTCGACTGTCGTCATGGGTGAGGTCGTTTGTTCTTTCATATCATACAGGATCGGGGGGACCTGTGAAACCCCCTAACGATAAGGGTCCCTGATCAGTCTCATAAAATTATTTTTATACACTTTGGAACTTAGAGTTGTTGAAGTTAGCATAACTGAATCTCTCACGATTGACCAGTTTGATTGTACCCAACTCATTAGAGTAGACATAACCCTCTGCACTGATTTCATCCTGTCCGATGAACGAACGGGGACCATTATTACGGCAGAGAAAGAGTGCATCATCTTTGATGGACTTAACTAACGCCCAGAATCCTAGGAGCATAGGATCACAATCGAATTCAGAGTTAACAACAGGACGACCCTCACGAATGCAGGCATTAAGTTGCTTTTTAATTTCCTTTGCTTTCTTATCACTTAGGAACGTCACAGTTTGTGCCATCTGCTTTGCAAACTGAATAGGT